TTAGTATTCAGATGGACAATATCATTCGGATAACATGTTAAACCCAAGTGACGTATACGTATCAGGTGGATCGAATAATCTTTTAGTCTGTTGGACTGATAAGGTTACTAAGTATGATGCTAGCTCTTTTTATAACTGGGAGCAAGACAATTTACCTCTTCATGATTTAGATGAGAGGACTCATTTGCTATGGGAGAAGTTAGGTCACCCCACCTCAGCTTTGACTGGGATGTCTTTCATTGTTTCCGGTGACGCTACGGACTCTTGCAATCCTCTGTTCTTTACTACTTTAAGCTCATGCATTAATGCTTTGCCTGAGGTTATTAACTGTCCAATTTTGATTGAAGTTGCTAGCTTTGGAAACTTAGGGGGTCTTAACCTTTCTAATAAGGCGTTTGGTCCTAATGGCGCACTTGAAATTATTAATAGAAATAGTGCATTCGCCTACCCTAGAAGTGTTAGTAGTACAAAAAATGAGTTTAATGATATAAGTTATGATACTACGTATTTAGCGGATAGCGGTTATGCTTTAGCTTCGTCTGTGGATGCTGCTGGGCTTGTCTTACAGTGTCAGAAGGACCCCATCACATCCAACCTAGCTATCGGGCCATTCCCAGCAGCAGATCATGTGTATGCAACGACTCTTACTAAAGACTCCTTCGGAAATCCCTTTAACGTCGCATCCGGTGCGTTAATCAGTCAAAAATATCGGGGGGATACTAGGTTTAAGAATCCTTATGTGTTTGCTCATAGGATTGATGGTCGTAAATTCAACAGGCTTACTGCGTCTTTAAGTAGTGCAGGGGATCCCTGGACTCTGGCGGGTGACTATGTATCTTCTTTATCATTTAATTTTGAGCCTTTTGACAAGACTAGAACTACTGAGAAAGATACTTATGATGTTAGTACTTTTAACTTTATATCTGACTCTGAGGAGGCTTGGGGCGACACAAATGATGCTTATGCTCCCCTTGATGCAACCTCAGTACCCTACGGAGTTATGTCTTTTTCTTACTTTAATAGTTTAGAGTATATTAAAGTGAATGAATGCAACGGCCCTGTTTATATCAGGAATTTTAATGTTGACGGACAGCATTCGGTTGATAGGGGAATTGAAATAAATAACTCTAAGGTTAACTTGGAGAGATGTTCAGTTTCTAGATGTAATAAGGCTGGCTTGCACGCCGAGAATTCAGAAGTTAACATTCTTAGAGGTATTGTTGCTTTTAGGAACTATGAGTTAATTGGTTCTACTAGGACGGGTACACCTTTTGCCGAGAAGAGATTAGCGTATAAAACTCAAGACTCCTATGGGGCAGGTATTTACGCAAACAACTCTACTATTAACTTTAAGTCTACTTACGATAGAGATATTGAAAAGTCTATTCAAGCTTCCGGGTCTCCTCATTATACTGGATACTACGGCTGCTTACTTATTGGCGGGAATACAAGTGACTTTTGCCCCGCTCCTTCACTAGAAGCTTTAACTTGTCTTTCAAGAAATGACATTGGTATTCATGCTGTTAACTCTAAGATTACAGGGGGAAGAACTGAACTTGGAGGTAGTTCCACAATTATATGGAATGATGGAATGCAAATCTTCTCTGAGTTAAATACTGAAGCAGGTATTAAGCTTGAGAATAGTGTCCTTGATTATAGCGGCAGACTTCTACTTGATGGAAACTATTTTGGATTGGATTCTGCTAACTCAAAGGTCAGTGTAGATACTTTAGCTGCGAGATATAACCAGTCCACGGGTATTAATCTAACCAATTCTGAATTCATTTACAATAAGGATTTGTATGGGGGTTACCTGCACGCAAATCTTGATTCCGTTGAAACCTACAAGGAATCTCAAGTTGCCTGTATTACGAATGGGCAAGACATAGCTAGTGATAACTCTATCATTCGTCCACTGTATACAAGTTCCATGCCTAGCATATACAAGATGATATATGCTTCTGGTTGTTTTGGCAAGGATGAAAACAGTGATAAGCTTCTTCCTTCTATTCACTTGAAGGGTAATACTGACGCAGACCTTATTAGCACTCACTTAGAGAGGCTTACAACGGGGGTTACTTCCACCGCTCAATATGGGTTACTAGCTAGGGTTGAGGACAACTCTACGCTTACAATGCGAGGGACTGAAAACTATGCTAATATTGTTATTGGTCCTAATACTAGAGCGACTAACATTAACGTAGCTGGGCTTTATGCTAGCAACGGTTCTACCATCAAATTACAGGGACCAACGTCTCTTGTGAATCTAGGGGTTGATGTGCTAGCAGAGGATAATTCTAATATTGAAATTACTCCACATCAATCAAGTAACGGTGCGCTTTTGGTTTCTTCCTTTGACTTGAGTAGAGGTGATAATCATACGATGGTTGAATTACATTCAACTAGGGCTTGTTTAGTTGCAAATAGAAATTCAAACATTCTTATGGAGAATGTAGGAAATTACGTTGGACATTGGGCGGCGGGTGCTTACGGTAACTCCCTTACTCTTCCCCAAGATTACTCAGAAACGGCGTTAGGCACTTATGCTAGTGGAGGGTTTATTCAATTCTATCCTAATGCTAATGTTGATGCTGCTGCTGCCGTGGCGAACGAGAAAATCAACATTCTTGGAGGTGGTCTCAGGTATCAATTTGACTCAGATGGTGCCCCCATTCCTTTCAGTTTTGCTCGCAACACGGGGACCCCCGCTTCAAGCATTACTACTGGAGGTATGTGCGTAAGGGCTGTTGAGAACAGTTTAGTTCAAGCTAACAACGTACATTTCCCCGCTACCTGGGACATTGCGTCCTCGGTTATTTATGACCTTGACGGCACCGCTCCCTTAGACGGACCTAGGTGTTCTAGAACGTTCATTTGGAATATCGCTGATGACTCATTGTTAAAGGCTTCCTATATCTCCGTCTCAGGTCTCCACCCTAGGGATAGTGGTTATGTTGGCCCTTCAGGAGTTTGGAGCACCGGAGACGTACCTTCAGGCACTCCAGATACGGGAACTGTGCCTGTTCTGGATTACTATGGGCATTCTACAGCCAATCCTTATGGTAAGTCCGTAAGTGCTGAAAACTTCGGAGCGTTCAGATTATACTTCTCAGTAGATCCGGCTACAAACTTCATGGTAGCCAGTGGAACTAACGATCTCGATGGGTGGGCACGACAAGTATTCGCTCAAGGCTATAATTTCTCTGGCAACTTAATTGCATCTGGAAATGCTGACGCTTCATCCACTGATAATCATATTGGAGTATTACAGAAGCAAGCTGACGATAGTATTGCAGCCTCAGGATTCTACTATGCATCAGCAATGTTAGCTACTCCTAATACAGTAAAGGCAGTTCTCGACGACTCAGCATTAAATACCTTTGCAAATGCGAAGCATAATACTGTTGGTAAGTCGGGATTAGGCAAGGTCGTACAAGGCTATTATGCTACTAGTGCGTTTGGTGGAGACTCTTATAATAAATATGGTTACGGTTTAGGTCTTGCATCTATAAATAACTTTGATCTTAAGAAGGATAATTAATGGCTAACGAAACTCGATATTACGATACCCCTTACACTTTTATAAGCCCTGTAAGGCATTTTAAATCTAACGACCCTTATTACTACGAGGTTGATAACATTCCAATCAAGCAATTGGAAGAATCTCAAAAGTTTCTTAAGGATCAAGTAGATGGTATCATTACCCGTCAAAACAATAAAAAGGAAATTGAGATTGATCGGTCTGGTTTCTCTGAGTTAAAGCCTTACGCTACGGGAAATGATCGTAAGGTTAGAGTTAAGCCGGGTAAGTTCACGGCAAGAATTAACAACGCGTATGATTTAACTCCTTTGCAGGTTGTCAGACAGATCACTGGGTTTAGTAATACTAGTAACCCTGATGGTACGGTTTCTGATTTAAACACTTACGAAGTTGAAACTAACATCGGCACATACGTTACTACTGTCCTTCAACAATTTCAAGACGGTTTGCAGGGTGATGCTTTAAACATGAACGGTCTTGCCGAGAGATCTTTTACTCATCCTTTATGGGATGATGATGGCTTGTTCTTAGGCCGAGACGCGACATTATTTCCTAGAACAGAAGGAACAACCTCCCCTGGGTATGGACAATTCGATGGGGACCTAGACCCAGATAGTAGACCTTTATATCCTAACTATATTGGGGCTATACTTAAACACTCAACACCAGAGTTAACTAGAGATTTACAACTGATCAAAGGTGTTTACACCGACGAACTTCAAGCAGGCCAGCAAGGAAGGCTTGAATCTGAGTTTATTAAGAGATGGCGTGGTGCTATTAGAACTTCAATAGTTGATGTTCCTGAGGAGTTAGTTATATCGGTTCCCGAGTTTGACGGAGACGATTATTTCTACACGGATGCTAATGGTAATAATCAACCTTTAGCGGCTAACCACAGAATAGACTTGCTGTTTATTTACAGTAAAGCGGTGGATGAAGGGTCTACTACTATTCCAAAGTTTGATCCCAATGGGAATCCCACGACACTTACCCGAGCCACCTTAGGTATTTTGAAGGGGGCAGGTATTGGTATATCGAGGCAAACGGCTACTAATGATGATAATGCCGATGATAGAGTTAGCCTTACTACATTAGACGGTATGCCTATCATGTTGGCACATCCTGGCGATGAGAAGGGTTCCAATACAGGATTCTCTGTAGTTTCAGGAACTGGTGTTGGAACCATTAAAGGTTCTTTCCCATCTCCTGATGACCTAATGAACTTGGCTCCAGTATTATCTGAAAACTTAGAAACTACCGCATTCCAGCTTATTGGTCAATCTATTCTTCCAATCGCTTACATTAGGGTTCAAACTGCTGCGGGGGCTATTGCCGATCTAATCACCGAAGAAGATATTATAGATATTCGACCGTTCTTTAGAACTACTGAATTAGCATATAATGAGCGTGCAGGCATTGCGGCTGCTACTCCTCAGGTTTCAATTGCTAACCCAGTAGTGACCGAAGCTCATTTAGAAACAGTTCGCAAGGAAGTATATACTTCCTTGTTAGCTGAGATTGGTAATGCCACTACTACTACTACGCCAGTAACACCAGTACCAGAGATTGGTCCAGAGGTCTCTAGAGTTATCGCAGCAGGTACTGTTACGGGAGGTTGGTGGGGTCCTGAAGGTGCTTTAATGAGGCACGCCGCAGATAACATTGGAGGGGGGCTTGATAATTACAATTTGAACTCCCTGACCGATGATGTTGAGACAGAGTTTAATTATCCTGCTGGGTCTATTGCAGCATACCCTAGTTGGGATAAAGCTAGATGGCATATCAAAGGAAACTATATCGGTAACTATATCAATGACTGCATTAATGTAGGTCTTGGGTGGTGTACGGGATGGTATACAGGCGATAAATGGTGGAAGGGAAAGTCTCTTCCTCCTTTTAATGGGCAGTTACCGGGCAGCTTGGGGGGTAATAACACGGTTGCCGAGATTTATGCTACGGATCCAACTACAAACGCTCTTCAAGGTTGGGGTGCAGGGCACTTTACACCCGACGCTCCTCTCCTGCCCGCACTCAACTCGAATGATGAGGCAAGCATAAACAATCTCCGCATGTATAGTCAAATGTATTTTGTAAGTAAGAGGATCATGTTAAACTTTGACAGCACTTCATGGGTCGATGACTACCATGTTAACGTTGACCTTTTAAATTGTATTCCTATATCTACAAGATCGAGCAAAGCACAATCCTCTAATGTTTGGGTCAATAAGTATAAGGACTACTTTGTAGTTAACGTGGCTTGGGTTGCCGATGACTGGCCGAATGCAGGCGGGTATCCCGCCGGTCCTTGGATGAATCGTGACACCCCCCTTAGGTTTACTGGATTTACCTTACCTACGATGAGCGTTAAGGGTTCATCACCCTTCAGAGAAGTTGGCGCAAGGGTAATAACCTTCCCAAACAACAATAGTAATCACGCCAAGCGACAGGCATACTTCGACGGGGTAGTAAATCCAGGTGTTGGCGCGGAGGACCGAAACTTCGCAAATGTTGACTGGTTCAACAGCTTACATCCTCTGGTATACCCTTCTATCACTTTTCAGGTTATTGGAATCCCCTCTGCCGTTGTTCAGAAAGGAAATGGGGTTAATGGAGCGTTAATGCGCCAAAAAGATCCTACTATTACTTGCGTGTGATAATCTCAAATGCCTAATAGATTTCCTTTTCCAACCGTATTCCCTTGTGGTCGCGGCGCACTTCCGGGTACTCGGGGGCCAGGATTAGGAGGTTATGAGCCTCCTATAACTCCGATCATATTATCCCCAGTTCCTCCTGGTCCCTCGGATCCCCCTTTTGAGCCTCCTTATGGTCCCACACGAAAGCCTAGGGGTGGTCCTGTGGGGCCTGTCCCAGGCAACCCCAATCCAAAGATTAAATGGAAATGTGTAGATACAAATACTTCCCACCCCGGACCCCCACCGGCAGGGACGGAATGGGCCGAACCCAACAATTATAAGAAATGTGTCCCTTGTGACGGCGCAGCCGCGCCGGGAGGCTTCGGAGCCAATCCCACCCCAGGGAGTGCAGGATGTACACACGCTTCGAAAGCACTTTGTGATGCTGCTTGCGTAAACAAGACCGTTCCTATTCCAGGTGAGGTTGGCAGGGGTGGTCCTTCCGTCACATCTGTTGGTGGGGGTTCTACAACCGGCGGAACCGTCACATCTGCTGGTGGAGGTCCTACAACCGGCGGAACCCAATATTATAGGTGTAAGCACATGGTTACTAATGTTTGCCCCGGCTACTTAAATGAGCCTGTTAATCAACAATTAGTAACCTCTTTTGAATTTCAATGTGTTACATGCCAACCTAACATTGTACTAGGTAATGGAGAAGTTGTTCCAGACCCTGAGTGTATTTACGCAGGGCTGGCGGCTTGTCAAGGGGCTTGTACAGAAGAAGTGTTTACCGGAATAACATGCCCTTCTCTAGAACCATCAATCTCTCAATCTGCGGAACCTCAAGAGCCACTAGAACCTAATTCTGGTTCAGGAGGTGTTTTAGAGCCTACTGGCTTTAGTAATCCAGGTCAAGGAGTTGTTACTCTTACTAATGAATTTACACCTTTAAGTATTCAAAAAGAAGTTCAAGCTGCACAGATAGCAAGTAATCAGGAGGCTATGACGGCAACCGTTATCTCTGCGAACGAAGTAATCAGTCCTGAGGATTATCGGCAACAACAGCGAGGGACAACCCAACCTCAACTATATGATCCTAATTTAAACTTCTTTAAGGTGGAGCCTAACACTAACACTCAAACGGAAAGAAACTACGCTACTAATACTTTAGTATTTAATCGTGAGATGTCTCCTGAGGTTTCAAAGTTGTTAAGTATTCAAAACTCTAATATACCTTGGGATGAGGTTTCACTTCAGAATTTGTCTGATGATAAACTATTGGCTAGCTTAGATTCAAAGATTGTTAACTCCTTTCAATACTTAAGATATCCTGGAGGCAAGCCAGTAGGGATGACTACATTACTTAATGTTATTCGAAAGCACTTATTGGAAGGGACGATTGATGAATTTGATTATAACTACTTTAGAGATGTTTCGTTAGGGCAATTTGAATCCTCATTTGAGGTTATTGAAGGTTCAGAAAATCCTGAATATACCGAACGTTTCGCAATAGAATATCTAACTAATAACTTACATACTTTTGAAAACAACAAACCTTCTGATTGGAGAAACTTTCAAATAAATAGAGCTAGACCTTTAAACGAGGACCTCAATATAGAGGTAGCAGTTACAACTCTGGGAGGTGAGGTGAAAAGTCTTCGTGTTCCTAATCAAGGTATTGAAATAGATAAGATTACTAAAATAGGTCAAATAACAGTTCCTAGTGTTGGGAGTCCTAGTAGCCTTAATATAGGTAATGGAGGAGGATACTATATCAATGGCGAAGACCTACAATCTCAAGGGGTCGCCGTTCCAAGCACTAACATTATAAACCAATCTTACTACGCTCCTCCTGCTGTTAGAATGAAGGTTTTAGATATGTTAAACGTCAGTCCTGCTTTAACATTTAGCGCAACCTCTTTAACTAACAAGCATGAGTTCGCTTCTGGTGATTTGGGTCCGTCTGCTACTAAACCTTTATTTTTCGCTCTTAATCTCGGCTCCGTTAAAGGCAGTTACACGGAGAACCCTTTAATAGAAAACTACAGTGGGACCTATTCCCTTCTTACGGATAGCGAAGATATTCAAGTTTACATGAATAATAATGCTCTTAATACTCCAATGCTGTCGATTGATTATAGGGATCCGATCTATCGATACATTTTAGATACTTCTACGGTTACGGTATCCTTAAATGATTTTAATTTGGCTGCGTTCCCTGATCAAGGATTATCATCTATCGGCTCCAGGTTTGTTAAGAATATTCCTTTCGGAATTGTCGTAACCCCTGTAGCAGGAGGTATGTATAATCCTTTTAACGGTAGCTCAAAACTCGTAAGTTATGGAGACACTCACACAAGGTCATTATCAGTCTTACCTGCTATTGATGCTACGATAGACGAATCTTCTTTACCCATGTTTGAGGCGTATAATTTAAATCTAGTAGATGGTGTGGATCGTGTAGGGGTCTCAGAAAATGAGAGCACTCAAAACATTGGATATCGATACGTAGAAAGTAACTTTACTAATACTTTCTACTCGGCTAGTGCTGAAGAGTATAGAGCAAGTTCCGCCCCTGCCTCCTCCTATGGAACCTCTTACCTTCTGAAGGATGTTATTGATTACCTTTCGAATACTTATAATTCGACAACATTAACGTGGTTTGATGTGTTCAGCCGAATGCCTGTGAATCAAATAGGCCGGATGTTCTACGATAGCAATAAGGAACTAATCCTAGATATTGCTAAGGGATTACGTAATAACATTACCTTCAATCATATTGAAGGAGGCCACAATACTATATCGAGAATCATTCCCGAAGATTCAAAAACTATTGTGAGTTTTGAGGACCGATACAACATTACTAGGGTTACGATATAATTTTATTGATTTTATCTAGACGGACTAAATACATATACGTACAGGATTATTTTTATGAGATACATTAATGTGAATGACGAATTTGTTAGTCAAATTCTTACCGCGAACCGGCTCGTCGAAGACACGGGTGTTTCGAAGTCCGAGGTTGTCGAAGAAGCTCAATTCGAAGAGCATGTCTGCCCTCTCTGTGAGTCGGAGCTAGACGAGGCTATTTCAGAGGAATCAATGAAGGAATGTATTGATTTCATTCTTGGCACCCTTAACGAAGCTCTAGAGCAAGACGGGGAGTCCCTAGAAGAAGCTGAGGATACGGACGAATACGAATACGACGAAGACTACGAAGAAGACGAAGACGAAGCGTAAGGTAAAAGATGGGTTCGAGCACTAAAGACCTTTTAGCCTTGAGTGAGGGTATCTTATCTAATCGTAATCCTGTAAAGGGCACGGCTGCAAAAGTTGATCCTATCATAGACGATGGCCTCAAAGAGGTCATCGTTCCTAATTCATTTGTAAATCAAATTGTTGGGTTCAATCATGCTTTACAAGAAACTTCTGATCCTGAGAAGAAGCAATCGTTGATGCCAGAGTTCGATTCTATCACTGAGGAAACAATCCTTAGAGAAAGACTTGAAACCCTAGTTGAAACTTTAAAGAAATTATTACGTGAAACTAAGGATGTCATGCAAGAGATGACATCCTGTGGAATGATTGGAGTTAACCTGTCGGGTAAGAAAGCTCCTGTCGTGAGGCGTGATGATACTTACCCTCCTAAACCTAAGAAGAAAAAGAATGGATCTAATAGAATTAATAAGGGAATCAAAAAAAGGAGTTAGAGCTAGAGGATCATCCGAAGGCAGATCTAAAATGAGCAAGGGTGGCGACAAGACTAAGGCATCTAAATCCCGAGTTAAGGTTTACGCTTCAATCACGACTGCCTTGAAAAAGGGTTATGTGGGTCAGATTTTCTCTACTAAAAATTCAAATCGTTTATACGTAATCACTAAACAAAAGTGGGGCACTGACGATGAGCAAGAGGTTGGAGGTCGAACTGCTAAAGGTTTCTCCCCTGGTTCAATTCCTTCCAAATTTAAAGACGTTAAGAAGTATGCCGTAAGAACACTCGTTCGGCATGGTAAACAAGGGTCCAGTAAATTCAAGAGTGATAAATACTGGTCTAGAAAGCAAAAATAGGAATCATCATGTTACTCGTAGAATACAACGTTTTAGAGAAAGTTAAAATTATTAACGAAGGGACTAAGGGTAGGACTAAGGTTCGCCTTCAAGGTAAATTTCAGAAGTGCGACGAACAAAACAATAACGGGCGTATTTACCCGAAGTCAATTCTAGAGTCTCAAGTAAAAGCCATTCAAGAAAAGATTGGTGATCGTTCTTTAGTAGGTGCTTTAGACCATCCTACCAACGATGCTATTCATTTGTCCCAAGCTTCCCACTTAATTACCAAGCTTTGGGTTGAGAAGAATGGTGATGTCATGGGTGAGTGCGAAATCCTGTCCACTCCTAATGGTAAGATTGTGGAAGCTCTTCTTAACGACGGGGTTAAGTTAGGTATCTCAAGCAGAGGTATCGGCAGCGTCACCGAGGGTATTAAGGGTAAGTTAGTTAACGAGGACTTTAAGTTGATTACGTTTGATCTTGTTTCTGACCCATCCACCCGAGGAGCTTTCCCTCAGATTTCAGAATCGATGCGTGAGAACAGCAAGCGTGCTCAAAAGATTATTTCAAAGCATAAGAAGGATCGAGTTCTTCTTACAATGCTTGAGAGTAAGATTAGAGAAGCATTGCATAAAGAAGGCACACCTGAGGTAGAAAAAAGGAACTTAAAACAAACTTACGGTAAAAAGAGATCGGGGGATTATAGCACTGGCTCCCGGTGGACTAAGGAAGACGAAGCAGAAGCTGCGGGCCAACGCGAGTATGACGCAAACGCGGAGAGAAAGAAGAAACCCGCGATTAAGGAAGTCAACGAAGCTAAGAAGAAAGCTAAGAAAGTCACAGTTGCCCAAGCACATAAAATCGCAAGAGTACGAGCCGAAGCTGGTGTAGATCCTGAGGTCCTTGCCAGTCGCCATCCTGACTATGAATCAACCCCCGAGCAACGCAAGAAGTGGGCTGAGACTGTTGACCAATCCACGGCTAGGGTAAAAAAACACATACCAAAGAAGAAAGAGCGGCGACCGTTTATTCCAATCGCTGGAAGTATTCATGGTAAGGGCGAAAGGCCCATCACCAAAGCAGAGCAGAAGAGGGCTGAGAAGCGAGCGCGAAACGCTGCGAGCATACCGGACTCCACAGAAATCATTGGCAACGCTTTAATTGAAGGCTTCAAGAAAGTCTGTTGGGGTAGTCCTATCGAAGAGGGTAGCATTAAAAATGACCCAGAGGCTTTTAAAAAAGCAAAGAAGCTTGCCAACGCGAAAAAAACTCCCGCTCAACTAGATATAGAACGCAGGGAAAAACTTCAAAAAGCCATAGCTTCTAATGAAAAACGTCGTATTGCCGGTGGTGGTGCAGGCGTAGATCAATCGAAAGGGGCCAAGAAATGACAAGGTTTAAAGAAGCATTAAATGAGCTTAGAGGTAAGTACGCTGCTAAGAGAGCGAAGGCTTACATGAAACAACATCGGGGTACACGCCCCGTTCATGGTACTCCAGACCAGGAAGACGCAGCGGAAAAAGCAACACGGGACCCACAACGTCCTGGGATGCGCGGCAGGTATAACGACACGGTGATTGCTGCTTCTCAAGGTCTCGTTAAAAAGCCTGGGGGAGAAACGGTCACCGCTGATGATGCTGCAAGGACAATGCATAAGTCTGGTAAGCACGCTGTGCGTAAAGCGAGGAAGAAGACTGGGAAACTTACTTACGGTCGAAGACCAGATGGTTCGAAAATGTCCACAGGTCAGGGTGGTCGAGGGGACACTCGTAAATCTCAACGTAACAGCATTACCATCTTAGGTGACGCATTAGTTGAAGCTCTTAAAGAAAGATGTTGGAAGGGTTCCGATCCAACTCCTGGTAAGAAGAGAAAATAAATAATATTAAATTAGGCTTAACACCCTACATACCTACATAGAGGTTAATCATGTCGCAAAGTAAAAACATTTTAGATTCAGTGGCAGAATATCTTCCTGAGGGCTTAGACGAAAGCACTCTTGAAAAGGTATCTGAGCTTGTCGCTGTCATTATTGAACAGCGTGTTGAAGAGCAAGTTAGCGATCTATCCACTAAGGTTCAATCCTTTATTCGTGGAAACATCGAAAAGCTAAAGGAGCAAGCATTGAAGGAGCTTGAGCTTGAGAACGATACGTTCCGTAACGCTCAAATGTTTGAAACCGTGCGCTCTATGTTTGCTTTAGAGAACAACAACCAAGATGAATTGCATGGAATGGAAGTTCTTGCATCCCTTGGTGAACAACAAGAGGAGAAGAATCAGGCCCTGCTACGTCAGGTCAATAAGCTCCTAAAGGAAAACGTCAACCTTAAGCGCAAGTCTAAGGTTGCTACGGATAAGAGTATTAAGTTGGAAGAGACTATGCAAGCAGTTCAAAAAGATCTGATTAACTTGCAGGACTCATCCAATGCGGAGAGGAAACTCTCTGAAACGGCACTAGTCATCAGTGAAGATAACTTCAAAGTGAAGGAAGCTGAAGAAAAGTTAAATGAAAACCACGCTAGCCACGGAAACGAATGGATCAATCAAGGCGTGTTAGAAAAACTCAACAGTTATAGAGGTTAATTATGACCGCATTAGATAGAAAAGATTTACTGAAGCGTTGGGAACCACTCCTTGAAGGTATCGGGGATGAACACATCGCATATCAGACCGCTCGTCTCTTTGAAAACCAAGCCAAAGAATTTACGAAGACGAGTCTGAATGAAGCACTTAGTGACGGTGCTACTACCACTGGTAAGATTGGCACTTTCCAAAAGTTTGCCTTCCCGCTTATCCGGCGCACCTACCCTGAACTTATGTTCAACAAGATTGGTGCTACGCAAGCTATGGACGGCCCTGTGTCGCAGATCTTCTACATGGGCAACTCACGAGCCATCGGTGCAACTGAGCAAGTCATGTACTCGAAGTTCAACATCACACCTCGTAACCTAGTTTCGAAAAGGATTGGTAGTGTTAGTGCTCCTGGTGGCGCGGGTGGCTTTAATCCTGGTGCTGCAAACAGCCTCACAGCCGGTCAAGCTTCAAGCACCGTAGGTTTCGACCTGTCGAACGTTCTTGCGGCAAGTGCCGGCTCGCCTTCGACTACGATGGGTGGTCAACTGGCTTCGTTCCCTAACCCTAATACGATCCTCGGATACTCGGTTTCGGCTGGCGAAAGGCTGTCGAACTCGGCAATTCCTGAAATTAACATGCACATTCAGAAGCAGACCGTTCAAGCGCGTGAGCGTAAGATGCGTGCTCTGTGGACCCTGGAAGCTGCTCAAGACCTCAAGGCATATCACAACCTTGACATGGAAGCTGAACTGACGGACCTTCTCTCTAAGGAAATGAACCTTGAGATCGACCGTGAGCTTATCGAAGATATTCGTATGATTGCATACGGTGCGGGTGCTATTAATAGTCCGTATGGTGGTTGGTACCTCCAGTCACTTTACCAAGGTGGCGCGGACGACTTCCCTGGCATCGGTGGTACTGCTGGCGGTGCTGGTGGCACGTTTGTTGCTGGTGCATACGAGTATGACTTCAGCACTGAGTTGACGAACGAGGAAAGATATGATGCTTCTGGCGGTATTGGCCGTAAGTATTCGAACATCTACGTGATGGATCTGAATAGGTTCGCTTCGAACACGACCTCTTTTGCTCCGCAAACGTTGGGTCACATTTACTCGAATGTCCTTGCTCTGATTAACTTCGCAAGCACTGACATCTACCGCACGACTCTTAGAGGTCCGGGTAACGTGATCATTACGTCTCCTGTCATCGCTTCGATGCTTGAGTCCGCAGCCAAGCTTGAAGGTGGTATGCCTGAGAAGATGGGTCCGACCAACATGCAAGGTAGCCAGATTCAATACGCTGGTAAGTTCGCAGGTAAGTATGACCTGATCATCGATCCGATGTTCCCAGAAGATGAAATCATTGTTGGCTACAAGGGTAGCAACGCAATGGATGCTGGCTTCTTCTACTGCCCTTACATCCCGGTTCAGCCGCTGGATACGGTGGTGGATCCTGAGACCTTCCAACCGAGAAAGGGTATCCTGACTCGTTACGGTAAGGTTGCAGTTCAACCTGCTTCGCGCTTCTACCGCGTGATCCGATTGATCGGAACGGGTGCTGATTACCTCACTCCAGAGATCTTCAGAAACAAGTTGGTTGATGGTGAAGGTGTAACCACCAATGGTTACACGGGTGGCGGCGAAGCCCTTCTCCCAGCTTAATAGTTACTAAGTGACTGACGAAGGAAGGACTCAGTTTTATACTGAGTCCTTTTTTCATTTCTAGGGTAAATATAGTTAACATGGGTGATAAAATAGGAATACCGATTGTTAGATCTTACGGATCATCTTATGGCACTTACGGTGGTAACAAGCTCAAAGACTATAAGAGTCCTAAGGATACTGACTTAAACAACAAAGACTTTAAAGATGTAAACGAATTCAAGAAATTCAACCGCACTATTAAAGATTACGTTTTAGCTAAGTTAGGCTATCCTGTTATTGATGTTGAGCTTGATGACTTTCAAATACAAATATGTATTGACGAAGCTATCTCTAAGTTGGAGTATCATGCTCCCGATTGGATGACTCAATATGCAGTCTTTGACACTACAGCGGGCGTTAATGTGTATGAGCTTCCGCCTGAGATTGCTGACAATTTAAATGATGTTTGGTATAGACGAGATTTCTTCAAATTTGGAGCAAGCCCAGGATCCCTTGAGTATGATCTTAGCATCATGTTCTTTACGAATACTGGCTTATTTAATAATTATAATGTTAGTCAGTATCTGCTAATGCAGCAATACTTAAAGCAGATTAAGAATGTGCTAGGTCAGATGTCTACGTGGCAGTTGATAAATAATAAGTACCTTCACATATTTCCAAAGCCTCATGAGAATGATGAGTCTGTGATTTTAGAGTTCCGAGCTTTTGATCCTAATACCCTTCACCATGCTTACAAAAGTTGGCTGCAAAGATTCACTCTAGCCTTGTCTAAAGAGATTTTAGGAGGCATTAGAGGCAAGTATCAAACTCTTCCTGGACCTGGGGGAGGGACGAGGTTGAATGGTAGCGAACTCATCTCAGAGGCTCAGAAAGACAAGGAGGCTCTGCTTGAAGAATTAATGAATGAGATCGAAGGCCCACCTTTGTTTGATATCTTCTAATGTCTAGATTTAAAGTAAACACACCTCCTACGAATTTCCCAGAGGAAAGGGATACAAGGTTATCACTCTTTAAGAAGAAGAATGATAAGAACTTGTTTAACATGGTAGATGCTGAAAACATTAAGTTGTCAGGATCTCGTGTAAAGGTTTTTGAGTATATTCCATCGGAGGATATAGATGATGTTTATCAGGAGTCTAGACAAAAGGCAATCGCTCAAGAGCCTGTTACATTATGGGCACACTATGATCCTCGTCCTGTTGAAGAAAACCTTTCTCAATTCGGGGTTGAAATGCAAATTGATCAAGTGTTCGTATTTAATAAATCTTACACCGAAAACTTGTTAGGCCGTCCAATTTCTATTGGAGATATCCTGCAACCTGAATTTCAAGAAATGAAATTTGAAGTATTTGAAGTGCAAGAAGATAGTTTTGAAGCATACGGAGTTTATCATTTAATGGTACACGCTAAACTTCTTCGAGATACTCAAGACATTCATAATGAGGACTTCTTTGATCGCACTGAGAAACTTGGGAGTAAATATTAATGAGTTATAACCCTTTATCCATTAGAAATAAAATCGCGGAACTCACTACCACAAAACTTCTCCCTATAATTAATAATGTTTATAGGGAAAGCTTAAGGGCTATGCTTAATATGTTTGGAAGTCTTTATTACATTGATGGGAATAGTAATCGTGTTAGCGTTAATTGCTCCCACGGCAACCCAGAAAGAATAGCAGGCCGTATTAAATCTGATAACACTTTAATACTTCCTATGATTACTATTGTTGAAACTCAAACTGAAAGTGACTCAGAAAGAATTCGATACCACAATATTATAAACGAAACATATTGGGACAAGGATAAGCTTCGAGCTATGCGAGTTTTAAGCTTACCCCCAAGAGCCATTAATATTACATACGAAGTTAACGTATGGGCCAAATACAAAGCTGACGTTGATATGTTAAGATCCAGTATCTTCTCTTTGTTTAGCCCTGATTTAAATATAAGTACTGGTATATCCTCTTACAATAAGGCTTTTATTTTAAGTGAAAGGGACATTGGAAACTCAATTGCATCAGATGCTGGGGATAGAATTCTTAGAAAGTCAATCAGTATAAGTTTAGAAACTTATATTCCAAGTCCAAAATTCTTATTTACAAATACCGGCGAGATTAAAGAGTTCGGAGTGTAATAAATTCGATGTCGTTGAATATTAACATTGACGAGTCCCCCATTCGTCCTAACGTTAGACCACCACGACCCCCTTCTAAGAGAGGGACTCTCACCTTTATAGCCGAAATAGTAGAAAATAATCGACCGGACATATTTAGAAATCTTACTAGAGGTGTTGATGAGACTGTAGAGCCTTCACCAACCCCACCTGTAACCGGAACTTCAGTGAATGTATCTCTTGATACAATCCCGATATACCTTGAGCTACTAAGTCTTGGCTTTAAGGGTGTAAACACCCCTCTCAATCTAGCTACCGTTTCATCAACCTTAACTGTTAGTGCAGACTTTGCTTCTAGTGATAGTAGTCTTCGAAGAGATCTTGGAAACGTATTTACTACATTAACGGTAAGTGCAGACTTCTTAGCCATAGCAAATGTTAGGAAGGATCTTGGGAATGTTTCAACTACATTAACAGCAAGTGCAGACTTCTTAGCCATAGCAAATGTTAGGAAGGATTTAGGTCAAGTGGATGTTTCTCTTGAAGCAAGCTCACTGTCTGTCGGGACTGATACTAACCTGGGCAATGTATTCACTACCTTGTCGGCAAGTAGCATCTCCCTGGCTGATCAGTTAAACCTTGGAATTGTTTCAAGCACTCTCACAGTTGATGCAGACTTCTTAGCCATTGCAAATGTTAGAAAGGATTTAGGTCAAGTGGATGTTTCTCTTGAAGCAAGTTCGCTATCGCTTGGAACTGATACTAGTCTCGGAAGTGTATTCACTACCTTGTCGGCAAGCGGTCTCTCTCTGGCTGATCAGTTAAACCTTGGAATTGTTTCAAGCACTCTCACAGTTAGCGCAGACTTCTTGGCAACAGCTAATCAAAGGGAGG